AAAGACAATTTAAAAAATACACAAGACCAAATAAAAGAAACAGAAAAGGCTGTAGCAAAGCAAACAGTAATTGAGCAAAAAGCCTTTGACCATAAACAAAAATTGTTTAAAGAAAATATGTTTTCTGAAGAAGCTGCTGCTGCTATGGTAGAAGCTAACAAGGCTTTCAATGCATTAAGAATAAATAAAGAAAAACTAAAAAAGTTAAAAAGTCAAGAAATAGACCATCAACAAGATTTAACACAAGTAACACAAGATGGTCAAGCTGAAAGACTTGCAAAATGGAAAGCCTATCAAGCTAAAAAACTACAAGCTGAGGCTGATAGACTAGCAGCTGCAAGAGCTATTGAAGATGCTGAGCAAAACCTAAAAGAAGAAAATAGAGAAACAGAGCTAGAAAATATAAGAATTGCAAACAGGCGAAAGATTGAAGATATAAAAAACAATAAAAAGCTAGAGGCATCTGAAATAAAAGAACTTGAAAAGTTAGCACTTGAGGAACTAGGGCAACAAGAGCTTGAGATTAATGCTAAATATGATGCAATAAAAGATGAAAAAGAACAAGCTGAAAATCAAAAAAGAATTGATAAAATTGATGCACAACACCAACTAGAAGTTGAGCTAATAAAAGACAATCAAGAAAAAGAATTGCAACTTTTAATTGAAAGCTATGATGCAAAGTTTGCTATTGCTGAGGGTAATGCTGAACTAGAGAAACAACTCACAGAACAATTAGGTGCTGACATTGAAGCAATAAATCAAAAGTACAATGAACAAGAAATAGCAAACAACAAAGAGAAAGAAGATAAAAAGCAAGCTGACAGAGAAGCAGCACTCGGTGGGGTAGGTAACGCTTTATCGGCATTGTCAGGGTTAAGCGCAGCATTGACAGAGGCTGAGTTAGCAAGGGCAGGTGATGACGAAGAAAAGAAAGAACGTATAAGAAAAAAAGCGTTTGAAAGAGATAAGAAACTTCAACTTGCGTCTGCAATCGTAACAGGTATTCAGTCAGTTATGGGGGCTTATAATTCTAATATAGGAATACCTGTTGTTGGACCTGTGCTAGCGCCTATCATGGCAGCTGTGACTGCCCTTACTGTTGCTGCGAATATAGCAAAAATTAAAGCTACAAAATATCAATCACAAACTGCATCGACACCTGACACAGGGGGGGTGGTCAAGCATCAGTCCCAACATTTAATGTAGTTGGAGCAAGTTCAGAAAATCAATTAGCACAAACATTAGGAGAACAACAGCAACAGCCTGTTCAAGCATTTGTAGTTGCAGGAGATGTTACAACAGCACAAAGTTTAGAAAGAGATAAAATTGAAAGTGCAAGTTTATAAAACAAAACATTTAATAAAAATTATAGTTATTTAGTTATGCAAGAAATAGAATTATTTATAAGGAACGAAAAAGAAGATGGCGTTTTCGCTGTAAGTTTAGTAGAAAACCCAGCTATCGAAGAAAACTTTGTAGCGTTAAGCCAACAAGAAATAGAACTAAAAGTTGCTGATGAAGATAGAAAGGTCGTTGTTGGTGTTGCATTAGTGCCTGAGAAAAGGATATACCGTAAGATGGGCGACAAAGAGTTTAATATTTACTTTAGTAAAGAAACAATATCTAAGGCTCAAGAGTTGTATATGAAGAACCTTAACGCTAATAACGTAACAAGCGAACATGAAAAGCCAGTTAAAGGCGCAACAGTTATCGAAAGTTGGATTGTAGAAAATGAAAAAAATGACAAGTCTAACATATACAAATTAAATGCCCCTGTAGGTAGTTGGGTTATTATGATGAAAATTTATAATGACGAGGAATGGGAACAGGTTAAAAAAGGTAACTATAAAGGCTTTTCAATCGAGGGTATGTTTCAAGGCTTTGAAGAACTAGAAGCAAGTAAACAACTTACTGATGATGAAGTTATGGTGCAAAAGATTAAAAGCATAATTAAAAATACAACAAACTAAAAATAAAACAGTAATATATATAAATCTTTTAAATGTAATAAAATGAGTAAAGCAAGTGATACATTGAATGCAATTAAATCAGCTTTAGGAATGGAAGTTGAGGTTAAGTTAGCTACAATGAAATTAGATGACGGTGTAACTGTCTTAGAAGCTGATGCCTTTGAAACAGGTAATGCAGTAACAATAGTAACAGAAGATGAACAAAGAATAGCGCTTCCAGTTGGTGAATATAACCTAG